CAACAGAAGATTTTGGGAAAAGATATGCTGCACATGCTATTAAAAGAATTGAGGAATATGCTTCAAAAAAGGATTTTAAAGACAATGATCTTGTAGCGTGGTATTAAAAAGCACTTACTAAATAAAAAGGTAGGTGCTTTTATTTATGGAGGTGATTATATTTTGCAGGAAAAATCTATTAAGAATTTGAAGGTAAACTGTGATAGATGCGGGAAACAATTTGAAATAAAAAAGCTCAAAACAAAATGGATAGATGAAAATGTCCAGAGAACTTATTTTGTTTGTCCATACTGTAATCAGGAGTATACTTCGTTTTATGCAGATAAAAGGGTAAGAAAAAATATCAAGGAAATAGAGAAACTTCAAAAGAGATATGACGAAATAGCCCAACAAAACAAAGAAATAATGCAGGAGCTTAGGCAAAAGTATGAAGGGAGTAAATTATGAGTTCTATAAGTAGATTGTCGGAAAAATGTTCAAAATGCCCGAATGCTAAAAAGTGTAGCAATAAAAGAATGGAGGCTTGTGCATATTTGAAGTTACCCAAGAAACTATCAAATGATTGTGGAGCACGTTTAACAAGTTCTTTAATGGAACCAGCAGCAAAACCTTATACTCCCATAACTATTAAAATGGGTGAGTATGGTGATATACACACAAGCTTGGAACAGATACATGAAAATATAATGAAATCTTTTATGTTAAATCCCATTAATGAAAATTGCAATTCCAATAAGTCTTAGAAATAAGGCTTTTTATTTTTGATTTAAATTAGAAGGGAGGTACATTAATGCCAAAAGATTTGTCTGCAAAAGTAGATATTACAGGAACTGATGCGTTCAATGGTTTTGTAAATATTTTAAAAGAAGTCATGGAAGATAAAAGGGTTCCTGATGTAGTGAAGAATGATATCACAGTTAAAATTAATGACTTAATAAAGAAAAATAAGGAGGAACAGCGTAATGCCGAAGTTAAATGAAATTTTAGGAGAGACTGCTTTTGCCCAGATACCAGAAGACGTTAAAAAGAAGTATACTGATGTTGATTTGGTGGATAGCACAAGTTATATTGAAAAATCTGAACTTGATACTGCTAATAATTCTATTAAAGATTATAAAAAACAGCTAAAGGACAGGGATAAACAACTTGAGGACTTGAAGGAGAAAGCTAAAGGAAACGAGGAACTCACAGCTGAAATTGAAAAATTGAAAGAAGAAAATAAAAATGCTGCCAAAGATTATGAAGCTAAAATTGAAAAATTGAACTTTGATACTAAGCTTGATAAGGCTCTTGCAGCTGCTAAGGCTAAAAATCCTAAAACTGTAAAAGCTCTTTTGAATATAGAAAATCTAAAGCTTGATGGTGAAGATATTATAGGGCTTAAAGAGCAACTTGATGGCTTGAAGGAATCTGATGCCTATTTGTTTGAGGAAGATAATACGAAAGGCAATCCGAAGGGGAATATTAATCCCGGGGGTACTGGAAATATAGGAAATCCCGGCTCACAGCAACTAGGTAAGGAACTAAGCTTAGGAGAAAGACTTGCAAAGCAGAAAACAGAGGCCATGAAAGCTACAGAAGCTCAAAATAAATTCTTTTCAATAGGAGGTACAAATAAATGATTGAGAGCATCAAAACTTATATGGGTGAGAACAAAACAATATTGCAATTTGCAGGAGAGTTATTCCAAAATGTTGGAGTAAAGGTCAATAGTGCAGATTTTGAACTTGATTCAGCTACAGGTAAAAAGATAATTAAAGCAGGTACCGTGATAAGTAAAGATGGAAAAATTGTTGATGGTACCACCATAACCAATGACAAGGCTTTTGGATTAGTCTATAGAGATGTAGATCTTACACTGTCCAATGGTACTGAAACTATACCTGCTACTGTATTTGGTTTTATAAATGAAGCTGCGTTACCAGCAGAGGTACCTGCTGATGCAAAAGCGGCAATGAAGATGCTAATGTTTTTATAATCTTTAAGGAGGTTTTTTAATAATGGATTGGAGAGATATTATAAACGTACAGGAAATAGCAACATATATACAGAACTTACCGCCAGAGATATTACTTGGTGAAAGCTTATTTCCAAGAACTAAACAGCAGGGAATGGAACTTAAATATATCAAGGGTGCCAATGAGAAGCCAGTAGTTTTGAGACAGTCGACTTTTGATGTAGCTGTCAAAATTAGAGCTTTAAAGGCTCAAGTAGATGAAATTACTAAGCAGATGCCATTTTTCAAAGAATCTGTTTTAATCAATGAAAAAGATAGGCAGGATTTGTTGATGGCACTTGCAGCACAGAAAAGTACCGTTGTTGATATAATAACTCAAAGAATATTTGACAATTACAAAGGGCTTATTAATGCCGGTGATTATCAAATGGAAAGAATGAGAATGCAGCTTCTTGCAGATGGAGTAATAAATATTATATCTGCGGATGGTGATATTGTATTTGATTTTGGAGTTCCTTCAGGACATAAAGAAGTTTTGGCAGGTACTGCAAAATGGTCTGATTCAGATAACTCGAATCCCGTAATAGATATATTGAGATGGAAAAGACAAATGGCCAATGAAGGATATTCTCTTACCAGGGCTGTGACAAGTGCTGAAACTTTTGCCTATATAGCTGCAAACAAGAATATTCAAAAGGCCTTTGCACCACAAAATCCCAATTATTTGATGGGAGATAATGAAGTTAGAGCTTTTATACAGAATAAAACTGGAATAACTTTAGCAATGGAGCAGGGAACTTATAAGCTTGAAGATGGAAGTTCTCAGCCTTACATGCCTTCAGGCAAATTTACATTGATACCTGACGGAATTTTAGGTAACACATACTATGGAACTACACCAGAAGAAGCAGACAAGTTATTTGGTTCTGGGCTTAATTGTGAAATAGTTAGAACTGGAGTTGCAATAACCACTATGAGGAAAGAAGATCCAGTAACGGTACAGACTAAGGTATCTCAATTGGGGATGCCGAGCTTTGAACGTGCAAATGAATGTTTCTTTGCAACAGTAGCATAGAGATTTCAATTTCTCTGTGCTCAATTTTTTATATGAGAAAGGATGATATAAATGGCAGCAGCCAAGGAAAATGTGGTTGAAGTAACTGCAAAAGTTAATATTAAATATGATAATGACATAAAGAAAGCTGGAGGAAAACTAAAGATAAGAGAATCTGATTTAAAAGAACTTCAGGGTAAAGGATATATAAGTTATATTCCGCCAGTACAGAATCAGCAAACATCACAAAATCCGCCCAGTAAGTAGGTGAAGATTATGGCCAGCGATTTGAATATATTGAAATTTAACCTGCAGGAGAAAGAGTATCCTTATTTTGATGATGAGGATTTACAGCTGTTGCTAGATAAAAATAATGGAGATGTACAGGCTGCATCTTATGAAGGATGTATGAAAAAAGCTGTAGCAGATGATTCGCTTACCTTATCCGATATAAAGTTAACCAGCAATAGAGAATATTGGCTTTCACTTGCAAAACAATTTAAACCAGCACCGAATTATATTACCAGCATGAAAAGAGCTGATGGACAGTGAAATGGGATGAAACAAGAAAGCAGAGGATAAGAAACCAACTTACAAAAAAGATTACTCCATTTATGAAAGATGTAATAATTCTAAGGACTGGAAAAAATATTTTTGGAGAATATGAGGAAGATCAATATGTCTGTAATATTAAAGGATATTACCATATAGGAAGCACTTCTGTTAATATAGTCAACAATAGTACTGAAGCTGCAAATTTAAACAGGAACTATCAGGACAAATTTTTGATGATAGTTGATGATGAGGTTAAAAAAATAGAAGAACATGACTATTTTAAACTTGATGATGTTATGTATGAAATAATAGACAAAGGGAACATTCAAGATATTGTCTGGGATACTTATTTGAGAAGAAAGGAATGAGAATTATGGATGGTTTTAAGTTTGATGCATCTGATTTTTTAAAGAAAATTGCCAGTGGAAGTGGCGGAGTAAATGGAAAAATGAAAGCTGCAGTAGGAGTTTATTGTGATAGTTCCGGTAAAAAGATGGAGGGCTATGCTAAAAACAATGCTAAATGGGAAGATAGAACCGGAAATGCAAGACAGACAATAAAAGGCGGATTCAAATGGGAAGATAATAATAAATGCAGTGCTTATGTAGCTGGCAATATGGAATATTCCCCATATCTTGAGTTGGCACATGCTAGAGGCAAAAGCGGAGATGATGAAGTCGGCATGGAAGTAGCTCCTTCATTCTCACAATTGGAACTTGCCAATGAGGGAAAGTATGCAATATTAAGACCTACAGTCAGGAAGCTTACTCCTGAATTTATTAGTGGAATGACTAATCTTTTAAAATAAGGTGATGATATGGCAGAGGCTAATTTTAAATATGCAGTTCCAGGAGATGTATTACAAAGTTATATAGATGGATTATATGAACCACGTACCGTATGGGAGCGTGTTTTTTTATTACTTAAAAGTAAAGGTGTAGATGTATATTCTCCAGGACAACATGAAAGAAAATGTACATCTCCTTATGTTGTAGTAAAGAATACCGGGACCATGGGATTTCAAGGCAGTAACCAAATAGGATCACAGACTTTAGACGTAATTATATATTATCCTGCAACAAATTATTCAGGTATAGAACCTTACACAGTTCAAATCCAAGGCTTTTTAAGCGGGTTGAGAGAGTATATAAGGCCTACAGGTAATATAACTTCAGTAATTTTGGACAATGCAGTAAATGGATACACACAAACTTTGGAATACCAAACATTCCAGAGATTAAGGAGGTAAAATAGAATGTCAGATGTAACAACTTCTACAGAAAGTATGCCTATTGCTAATATTGCACTAGGAGAAATTATAAATGAAATTACAGGCGAATCTTTTATTTTTGATACTGCTGAAAAAGCAGATATTAAGCCAGATTTATCAAAAGGGAAAGAAGACATACTTAGAGTTAAAAATAGAATAATTGCCATAAACAGGACAGATGATATATGTATAGGATACAATATTAAACTTACGGACAATACATTTTCTCCTAAAACCATGGCGTTAGTTGATGGAGGTGCGGCTACATCAACAGGGTATGAGGGTGCAGAGGTAGGTAAAACAGTAAATAAGGTACCATATACCTTGAATTTATACAGTGAGGAAAAGGACTATGACTCTTCAACGGTTCGATATGTTAAATTTAGCTTTAGGCATAATAAGGGAACACCTGTGGAATTCAAATTTGAAGATGGAAAGTTTTATGTACCTGAATTTGAATCAACAAGCAGGCCTAAGAAGGGTGAAAAACCTGTATATATTGAATACGTGGATATCCTGCCTGATGGTGAAACAAGTAGTGATTATACGCCAACTGTACCAAATCCGCCAGAACCGACTACTCCAGATGAATCCACAGGCACTCCAGGTGTAACTATAGGTTCTGATTGTAGAGTAATATGGACTTTTGCTGATGCTGTAAATGATGCGGATGTAACAGCTGCTAATTTCAAGGTTACTAAAAAATCAGATGGATCAGTTGTTCCAGGTGATGTAACCATGGATACGACTAAAAAGATTATTACTTTTGTGCCAACCAGTATATCTGCAGGAATTACTTATGAAGCAACTGCAGAATCAATCAGAAAAGCTGATGACAGCGGTAATACTACTGCGGTAACTGTTGAATTTACCACGATATAGGAGGTTTCCTAAATGGAAGAATTAAAAGTAACAAGTTTGGAAGAATTGAAAAATCAATCTACAGAAGTGATAGAATTGCAGCCTTTTGCCGGTGATAAACTTATTCGGGTAAGAGTAAGAAGACTTTCAATTTTGGGACTATGCCAAAGTGGAGAAATACCCAATCAGCTCTTAGGTGTAGCAAGGAAATTGTTCTATCAAGAAGATATACAAAAAATCGATCTAAAAGAATATGGGAAAATAATAGATATAATTTGCGAAAATACTTTGGTTGAGCCGAGTATAGAACAATTAAAAGAAGCAGGTTTGAAGCTCACGGATGTGCAGAAATTCGAGCTTTGGGCTTACAGCCAGCAGGGGGTGGAGGGGTTAAAATCCTTTCGTAAGGTCACAAAGGGTGCTATCAGTAATAGTGATGTCAAAGGCCTACAAAATAAGGCCAAGTCAAATTTTAAGAATAGAAAATGATTATGATGCATTTTGCTTTGATGAGGCATGTGATTATATATTGAGCGAACTTTGTAAAGAAAAGCCAAGAACTCCTAAATGGGGCGATAATAAAAGGCAAGTTACAGATAATAATAATAAATCGACAATTAAATGGATAATGAAACATAATAAGCCTCTATAAAATGGCTAATGTTGGACAAAGTTTATACAATTTGTTATGATACAGTTAATAAAGTATGAATTTTACAAGGGGAATTTGTTATGCCATCATTGAACGAGATTAAAAGGCAGATGAAAAAGGCCAATGTTACGGATACTTTTGGCACTAAAAAAGAAATTAAATTTTTGCCACAAGTATTAAGGAAAAATGAAGAAATAAGATATATGACATCAGGCTTTTTAGATGGGAATACATGGCTTATAACATGTACTAATAAAAGAGTTATATTTTTAGATAAAGGTATGGTTTTTGGCTTAAAACAAAAAGAAATCCCTTTAGAAAAAATAAATTCTATAGGGCAAAAAAGAGGATTGATTTTGGGGAAAATAGAAATTTGGCATGGAGCTTCAAAAATATTGATAGAGAATATAACTAAAGATACATTACAGCCTATGATAGATGCTATTAATACAGCTAGAGAACAATTTAAAAAGCCAATAGCAGAATCAGGAGCTGAAAATATACCAGAACAAATAAAGAAATTGGCAGAATTAAAAAGTCAAGGTATACTCACAGAGCAAGAATTTACTAAAAAGAAAACTGAGCTATTAAAAAAGATGTAAAGAGCCACTTATGTGATCCTTTTTTAGTGGAAAATATTCGAACCTTCTAACAAATAATAAAGATTTCATACAAGTAGGATATATTCATCCTACTTGTGGTATAATATAAATATACTATGATGTTAAGGAGGGTTTTCAATGCTGGTAAATACTAATAAAATAATTTCGATGTCAGAAGCTAATCAGAACTTTTCCAAAGTAGCCAAGATAGTCGACGAGGATAAATCTGTAGTTATTATGAAAAATAATAAACCTAAATATGTAGTCTTGGATTTTGAAGAATTTACTAAGGAAGCGGCATCAGATGAGCAAACTCTCGATAAAATTGCCGATAGAGTTCTTAAAGAGAATATTGAGGCTTTTAAGGAGCTAGCTGACAGATGAAATATCTTTCAATAGATTATATATTAAAATTGCATGATAAGATGGTAGATACTACAGGCGGATCAAAAGGAATTAGGGATATGGAGCTTTTGAAATCATCAGTAGAAAATTCTAGGGCTACATTTGGTGGGAAAGATTTATATACGACTGCTGAATCCAAATGTGCAAATATCTGTTTTAATATAATAAAAAATCATGCATTTGTGGATTGCAATAAAAGAACTGGCATATACGTTATGCTTATGCTTCTTGAGTACAACAATATTAAATTAGAATTTACCCAAAAAGAATTAGTTGATTTAGGCGTAGATATAGCATCAGGAAAATTAAATCAGGAAGATATAATAACTTGGATAGTAAATCATAAATAAGCACTTACTTTTATAGTAGGTGCTTTTATTATGCACGAAAAGAGGTGAGAATATGGCAATAAATGCAGGTTCTGTAGTAGCTTTTATGGAGTTGGATACTTCTAAGTTTACAAATGGTCTTAGTAGTGCAGGGCAGCAGATGAAACAGTTCATGAATTCCAATAATTCCGCGGAAACCAGGATACAAAGCTTGGGCGGAGCCATGAATACAGTTGGTTCAACTGCTACTAGGGCACTTACGATACCTCTTGCCGGAGTTGGAGCTGCAGCGGTAAAAACATCCATGGATTTTGGAGCCCAAATGAGTAAAGTTCAAGCTATTAGTGGGGCAACAGGGAATGATTTAAATAAGTTGAGAGAGCAAGCTATAAAACTTGGAGCCGATACAGCATTTAGTGCTACAGAAGCTGCCGAAGGACAAGAAAATTTAGCATCTGCAGGTTTTAAGACCAATGAAATATTGGAAGTCATGCCTGGAATGTTGAACCTGGCAGCGGCAGGAAATGTTGATATAGCCACGGCTTCTGATATAGCAGGCAGTTCGCTTAGAGGTTTTGGAATGGAAGCTGGACAGGCTACGCATGTTGCAGATGTATTGGCAAAAACTGCGGCGGATACCAATGCAGGAATAACTGATACGGGAGAAGCAATGAAGTATATTGCACCAGTTGCTCACTCTCTTGGAATCTCCTTTGAGGATACAACTGCAGCCATAGGATTATTAAGTAATGCAGGGATTAAGGGTTCTCAAGCTGGTACAACCTTGAGAAGTGCATTGACTAATTTGGCAAGCCCTACAAAAGCAGCAGCATCAACAATGAAAGAATTAGGAATGAACTTCTTTGATGCACATGGGAAAATGCTCCCTTTGGGAGATGTCATACAGCAATTAAAAGATAAAACTTCTGGACTTACACAACAACAAAAGGCCAGCGTAATGGAAACATTATTTGGCAAAGAAGCTATGTCTGGAATGCTTGCTTTGGTAGATCAAGGGCCTGATAAATTTAGAGAGCTTGAAAAGGGGCTCAAAAATTGTGATGGTGCTGGAAAAGAAATGGCTGACACAATGCAGAATAACCTCAAAGGTGCGATTGAAAGCATGAAAGGCTCCATAGAGACCATGGGGATAAGAATTGGTGATGTGCTTGCACCAGGGATTAAAAAAGCTGCTGATTTTATATCTGCTCTAGCCAATGGGTTTTCTAATTTACCAAGGCCTATCCAAACTGCAATTGTCTATTTGGGAATTATGGCTGCGGCTTTTGGTCCCGTAATGATTATTTTTGGGAAAATAATAACATCAACTGCTACAGTAGTTGGAGCCATGAAAAATATAGGAAATGTCACAAAAGATGTTGGAAATATTTTTAGGAGCTTTAGAAGTGCTGCAAATGTTTTTAAGCTTTTACCAGCACTTATTAATCCACCGGTATTGATTACGGTTGCTGTAATAGCAGGATTAGGATTAATAGTATACGAAGTTATAAAACATTGGGACGGTTTTAAAAAGTATGCGGCTGCCTTTGGAAATGCCATAAAAAATATATTTAAATCCATTGGGGATTTCATAAGCAAATCAGTGAAGGGTTGGCAATCCATATTCAAAGAGTTTTCTGAGACTTTAGGGAAAATAGTTGAAGGCTGGAAGTCTATATTTAATGATTTTGGGAAATTTCTTGGCGGAGTAGTAGAGGGATGGAAATCCATATTTCATGACCTAGGGTCAGCTTTTAAATCTATAGGAAAGTTTATATTTGAAGGTCTATATAATGGAATTAGCAGTATGGCGGGGAAGATAAAAGATAAAGTAACATCAATAGCTAATTCTATAAAAAATACATTTAAAGCAGCTTTGGGTATACACTCTCCTTCCACTGTCTTTGATGAATATGCTACCAATACAGGACAGGGGTATATAAATGGTTTGGATAAAATAGAGAGTCCAATAAAGCAAAGGTTATTAAGCTTGGCCAATGGTATTAAAAATTTAGGTGATGTGAAACCTGTTTTTTCAAGTCTTGATAATGCTGTAATGGGAAATAATACTTATGGAAATAGCAAAGGCAATGCATTAAGCAACCTAGGAGCCAAACTCCTTAACTTTGATCCAAAAATAAATCTATATGTAACTGTAGCAGATACCGGAGAAAAGGGAGCTGCAAAACTTACAGATGAAGTAAAATCTATGGCAAAGAGCTCACTTAAAAATGGGTTGGTAGATTTCTTTATGAATGATGTTATAAGAGACTAGGAGGTGGTTCAGTTTGGATATACCAAGACTTGAAGGATTTAATATACAATTTTTATATTCAGATGGTTCGGATACCGGAGCTGTTATAACAAACTATAAGCCACCTCGGCCAGCTTATTTCAGGAAAGGTATAAGGACCATCTCTGGTTATACTCAATTCCAGGAGAATGTGAAGTCCGATTGTATAGTTGAATTTACTGCAGCTTTTCAGATTAAAGGTGAAACAAATGCAGAGACACAGGCCAATGCACAAAACTATTTAAATTTTCTAAGCAGATGTACAGAGAGATTTACATTGATAAATGAATTTGGAGTAACTTATAAAGGTTATATCCAGGAGAAATTTGAACCTGATACTCCGATTGAAGGAGATATATATTATATATCTACACAACTTTTATGTAATCACGATGTCAGTGGATGGGTGAGTGATGATGATGGGCTATAGTGTAACTGTTTATAAAAAGATGGGATATATAAGTTATGGTACTGAGGATGCAGATAAAATTACCATTAAGAACAGTCTTGTGAGTATAAGGACAAACAGGGCCAGAGATACTCAGGTTACGGAGGCTACTATAATTGCAGAATACGAAAAGCTTCCGCTGGCTGCATTTCAGGGTGGAAACTCAGGGGTGATAGATAACTATGCTCATATTGAGGTTTATTTTGATGATGTAATTCAATTCTCAGGGGTTATAAAAAAATATGAATACAATGAAGAAAATAAAACAATAACTCTAAGTTGTCATGATATGTTTTACCGACTTTTAAATGCCTTGGATGAAGATGTAGATTATGGCTCGACTACTGCAGTAAATGTAATTGCTGATTTGGTTGGAAGAGCTGGATTGAATTTTTACCAGGTAGGAGGAACTAATTATAATATCTCAAATTTAAAGATAAAAGAAGGAACCGTATATGGAGACATTATACAAAGCTTTCTAGAAACAATGCATGCATCTATTAGATGTAATAAATCAGGCACTATTATATTAGAAGATCAATATCCATCATATATAGAGAGCGGCGGAGATGCCAATTATTTTGACTGGACTTATAAAGATACTACGAATAATTCATCTGATACTGCAGGAAGGGATGCATCTTTGATGAAAAATATTCTCAAGATAACCTGTGATGTGAAAGTTGGAGATAAAACTCAAATCGTATATGATAAATTTGAAGATTCGTCAATGACCGAATACCTTAATGGTGAAAAATGGTATGATACATTAGATAATCCTCTTGCCAACACGCAGGAAAAAAGAAAAGCTGTAGCAGGGTGGAAATATCTTGAGTATTGGAGAAAAAGTACGCCTTTAACTATACTGCCGACTGCAGGAAACAAAAATATTGATTTAGGCCATGTAGTAAAACTGTTGAGAGACAATACTAATCCAGGCTACTATTTAGTAGTTGGCATAGATACAGAAGTAACATCAGATGGCTATACAGATATATTGCAGCTAGAGGGTATGAGGGACAAGACTACAATTTACGAAATCCCTAAATTGATTGCATCCGGTGTTATGAAGGAGGACAGTAGTTATGCCTAATAGTGGATTCAAAAATTTTAGGGAACCCGTGGTATATGTACTTGATCAAGAACTAAGGAAAAGAAATTTAAAGAATAGGATATCCATAGATACAGGGGAACAGCCATATAGTGGAGAACTCCCGGAATATCCAGTTCAATTAATAAGGGATACCACAACAAAGAAAGTAATCAAATGCATATATGGAACTGGGACAGATCAATGGTCAGAGGAGCTTATTAGAAATTCTGAGGGAAAAGTGTATCAAATAAAAACAACTTATCCTGATGACAGCACCAAGACAGTTCAAATTAATAAGGATTCAAACAATCTGATTGATAATATAGATTATGTTTAGAGGTGATTTAGTTGAGCCTACCTTCATATGTAGTAAACTTCGACGAACTGGCAGACGCGATAAAGGCGTATCTTGAAAATGGTGTGAATGTTGATGTTGGAAGCATAACAGTTCCAACAGATAACATGGAAGATCTGCTTACACAGATAAGGGATAAAATACAGGGTGTAAATTATACAGATTTAATAGAAGCATTAAATGCTCTTGGTGTTAAATTAGATGGACTTTCGGGAAACTTAGGTATAAGCGGAACTCAAAAAATATATGGGGAGATGCTCCAGGTTCCAGCTGCCGCAGGAGACTATACCATAGAATTTACAGTGCCTGTCACTGGGGAAATAACAGGAATAACCACTTCCCAATCAGCATGGAATTTCCAGGATACCTGGGATTTAAAAGTTGGGGATGATACTTTATTTACTGGTGTACGAACTAAGGAGTATGGAGAGAATAAGTTCTTTAACGTATTTTATCCAGTGACTGCAGGGCAAAAAATAGACTTTGTGTTTAATAATGCCAGTGGGTCATCTAAGGTATTGTGGGTTGATTTTAATATACTGGAGGATGCATAAAGTGAGTCTACCAAAGTACATTATAAATTTTGATGAATTGACAGGCCAACTGAAGAAAGATTTGCTTGAACTTATAGATGATGCAATGAAAGACAAATATCCTCAATTGGATACTGGGAATGTAGAATCTTTGTTAAGTCAAATAGAGGATTTGTTGCCGGATGAGAAGTATAAGGGCCTTAAAAATAAGATAGAACAATTCATATTAGGAAAATATACAGGCATTCAGAAAGTTCATGGAGCTTTATTGGATATACCGGCAATAATAAGTGATTATAAGAAAGATTTTGTTTTTGACAAGGATGTTTTTCTCACTGGTCTGCATTTAAACCAGACGGGATGGAAAAAGGATGATAGATATAGCCTAGTTATAGATAAAAATAAAATAATAGATAGTGCAACTACGAAGGAAATAGGGGAACATAAATACTTTAATACCTTTTACAAAGTAAATGCCAATACGCCTGTTTCTTTTATTTTGCATAATAATAGTGGTAACAGCAGGCAAACTTTAATTGACTTAGAATATCTGGAAGGAAAAGAAACTACGATAGATCCAGGAGCTCCCGAAAATCCTGATATAAATGATATACCAAACGATTGGGATATAGCGATTCGTATGCAGTGGGAAGAAAATTCACCTTGTGATGTGGACCTTCATGGGATTATAGGAGATATGCATGTGTCATATAGAAACAAATCATATGATGGTTTTTATTTAAACTGGGACTATGTAGAGCATATGACAAACAATGATCCCGAAATAATATCAGTTAAAGGGCATTACGATAAAACTTTGGAGATATATGTTCATGATTTTAACGGAGAGTCACTGAAGGATCCTGTAAATATCAAGATATATGAAAAAAGACTCTATGGTGTAATACTTCTCAAAGAATATAATATAAAAGTTGTTAATGATAGTTCTCTTGGATATGGAGTATGCAGTATAGATTTAAAAACCAAGAAAATAACAGATATGTTTATCAGAAAAGATTTATTTAGAGAATAGGAGGTAATTAGATGGCAGTGACAGAAGATTTTTACTACGTTGAAGGCGACACCAGCGTGAAGAATTTAGTTAAAACACTTGTTACGGAAATAACCCAAAACGCTGGAATTTATAAATGGGATTTAGTAGTACCGGATAGCATAGATAAAATTGGTAGTACATCAGAAGGAACCACGATAAATTTAATTACAGATGAAAGTACTACGGATAAAGTCCAGACAGAATATACAGTAAATAATCAGAATGACACATGTATAATAAAAGCTACTACGTCATACGGAAAATCTTTTTATGTAGAAATTGACAGGGTAGCGAGAAATTTAACTGCTAAAGAAAAACAAGCTATAGTAAATTTTAAAAGCCTTCACACTTACACTGTAGGAAATGGAAGTGGTGGATATACTACTATGCATAGGACAGATGCACAAGTCCTAGAGATGATGGCAAGTGATACAGGAGGCTATAGTGACTATGTAAGTGCCATGACAAGTGGGCAGGCATTAAATAATATAAGGCTACAGATAGCAAAGGAACTTAACCAAGCAGGTGACGATATAAATGTATCTTCTGATATACAGGAAAAGTATAATTACAGGTTGGCTTGGTATAGAAACCTTCAACCGGAAATAAAAGATTTCTTGCCAGTTCAGTATTGGCTAAATGTTACCAAGGATAGCATAAATCTTGTACTTAGAGGAGACCCCTCGGCAGATGTGGCTCCATACAATAATTATTTGACAAGTTATTGCTATATTGGGGCACTAAAACCTGTGGAGGATTCAGCCTATACGGATGATGAGTATAACTTTGGAATAACTACATCTTCAGATGTTGAGCCAGAATATAGCAATCCATATGGAGTGAGAACCGCTACAGGGATAACAGATGTTTGTATGATTGCAAATAAGATAGGTATGCCATATCAGCCACATTATCCAGCTTTTTATTCTACGAATGTATTTATGGATAAGTGTAATGTTGAAGGCTCAAGATGGAATCATAAGAAACACCAGTTTTCTGATATCACATTGGTTCATCCTGTGGACATGGAGAGGGGAAAAATGATTAATGTTCTGGCTGGAGATGCATCCAGCATATATGATATAGATAAACTGGTGTATGCAAAGGATACTGATGATGAAGAAAATTATAAGAAGTTTAAGATAACAGCCCCGTTTAATTTCTTGAATAATAGTGCAAACATAAATTATTGTGTTGCCATCAGATGTTATAAGGCAGCTGAATAGGAAGTGGTCAAATGCCCTTGCATATAGTTCCCTTGTGTAATTTTAGATATGCAAGGGATATTTGTTCTGGAGCTACATTTAAATATGATACCACAAGAAAAATATTTAAAGCTGGAAGGCCAAAATTACTTCGTGAAAGTACCATAAAAGAGATTAAAAAAAATAAAGGAAATAAACTTTTACGTAGTGTTTGGAATAAAAATATAGTTAAAAATGACAGTAAGCTTTTATGTAGAAGAAATTATGATATCAGTAAAATCATTTTTAAATGCTTAAAAGTGGAGTATAGAGGAATAAACATAAATTTAGGAGTATCTTTAGAAGAATTCAAAAATATAATCTTAAATATCGACAGAAGTATTGAATTGGAAAATATAAATGATATCATCATAAATCTGAAACGTAGTAAAAACCTTGGAGATGCTTATGGTTTTATTAAGTTTGGAGTGGAAAAAAGTAAAAGTTTGAAGAAATTTAGAGATAAACAAATAAGTGGAAATGATTTTCTTGTGCATCTTAATAGAGAAAATTTATTACTTAATTTAATTGTAAATAATACTTATATTGATAAATTAAGTGAAAAGCCAATGGGCAAAGATAAATCTATAATATTTACTTTGCCCTATAGAATTAGATATATAAGCAAATCGTCAGAAAGATATTTTGACAGGATCTATTTTATTGAGACTTTTTTATATGAAAATAGGTTTTATGAAAGATGCAGATTGAGGGATATAAATAAAGATAGTTATATGTTCATAGATAGGATCACATTAAAAGATATGAATTATAAAAATATTACATTCAATTTAAAAAGGGAAGCATTAATAAATATGTTTATCTTTTGTAAATTAATGAATATGGATAGAGTGGCCATGAAAAATATTGCCATAAACTTAAAAACTAAATTATTGCGGAAAGATAATAGAAAAGGCCTTTCCATTATTGCAAATAGCTATGGTTTGGATAGACTAGCAGTTAATTATATATTCAGGGATATAAATAAGCTGCTTAGAAGGTATACGGAAAAAAATATTTATCTTGGTTATGATATTGGGTTGGACATAGAAGTAATTACTGAGATAAATAGAATGAAAAATATATATTTAAAAGACATAAGTTTTATAAATATTTACGGACAAATAGAAAAAGCATTATTAGATGTTACTATACTTAATATATTTAAGAGTAAAAGCTACGGCTTAGGTAGTTTTAACAGAGATTTGTACAAGAACAATTACAATAAGTTTATAGATGTTATCAAAAGATGGTGGTGGCTGGATTCTACAGCTCCAAAGGATAATCTAATCATTCCAAATAAGGATTTTAATTATACCCAAGAGCTTTTAAATAATCCAGGATATGAGTACCTTAGATTTAATAACCACCCTATAGGCTGGGGAAATTCCTGGGGCATAGATTGGAATATTCCTGCTTATGCGGTAAGTGTGGAAATAATGTTGGACCTTGTAAACATATTGATTATGGTATGGCATGACAATGTGCAAGGGTGGTTGTGCTGCAGTGGAAAGGAATCAATGCAATTTGTTATGGAACTTATCAATGACTGGTATACTTTAGATACTTCCAAACCTAATGTGGATTATTATAGAGCTTATAGATGGATAAGATGGGAAGCTGAAAAAGTATACTTTTTAAATTTGGATAATGGTTTACAAGCCATAGGTGTACTTATAGCAAATTTAATAGATTATTTAAAGCAACACCATTTCAATGTAGTTCCTTTGTGGAGAAATCCAAAGGCCATGGACAGAGAGAGAAACTTTAACAGAATTGCTCAAAATGCTGACTTGATGAAAGTTCTAGATAAGTCAAAAGGTAAAAGATATTACTATATAGAGACTCAAAATATAGAAAAGAAAAATATTTTAGGAGATGATATTAATGGCAGTAATTCCTAGTACGATAGATTTTAAGTCTCCGCGTCAAAAAGAGTGGGGTGTGCTACAGGGTAAGAAATTGGTTCAATTAAATTATGGTGGAATAACAGATAGCTCTGGAAGTTCAGTAAGTTCCTATTCAACAAATTGTTATCAAGATGCATTAGAACAGGCTAAACTATTGATAGCACAAGGTACTGGAACAGCTGACGTTCAAGTCGTTGAATTCGTACCATATGGTTACATGATGCAGCCTAATGTATAGGATGTGAGTATATGAAGCTTATAAAAGTTAAGGACGGGCTGCTGGAGGTTGAGAATTTTTTCTTGACCTCTTCTTTTAGTGATTTTGCTGGAGAAGCCAATGTAACGAGGGATATTTCTACTGGAAAAGTTAAATTACTATCCAACAATAAGATTGAGAGAAATTTTGATTTCTCTGAATTTGTATTAGAAGTAGAAAGAGAAAACTTTGATTCAATGAATCAGGATGATTATGCGGCGCTGTATTTTGACAATGAAAAATATGCCTTTGGTATTAAGGATAAAAAACAGGATGAACAGCATAGGTTCTGGAAAATATTAAAACAGGATAATTATATCCAGGCTTATGTAAGTGATGATGGGGCTAATTATACCAATATAGGTGGAATGAATTTTGCAGAGGAAATACTTCACCAGGGGTTTGAAAAATATAGTGGTGAAGATTTTGTATTGGACAATTACAAAGTTTATGCAAGTCCCTATATTACACTACAGAACTTCCCTGAAAATACTATTTGTGAACTGTATGATGAAAATGACAATTTACTCAAAACCAAAGTCTTTGATAACAATATGGAATGCAAGGTATTTTTAGATTCCAATATTAAAGGATATTTTGTTTTCAAAGATGATGATGGTAATGAACTATACAGATCTGACTTACTGAACTTAAAATATGGTGATGTACATGTATTTAGTCAGCATGAGCTTGAAATAATCTATAATGGTTTGGTTGCCACCAATACAAACCCTGGTATATTAAAGGATCTAGATGAAAGCATAACTATTAAAAATGTAGATACTGTGGATTATACTGGATTGAATATTGGGATAGAAACTGCCAGTAATGACTTAATTCAGCTAAGTTTAGACGGCGAAACTTATTCGGATACTATAACTTTGGACTTAACGCAGGGACAGAGCAAAGTTATATTTGTAAAAATAACTAAAAATGCTGACAATCATAATTTCTCAGTAAGAGATTTTCAACTTGTTATAAATGAGTAGGTGAAGTATATGAGTGAATTTTTTAGTGTAACTCTAAATAAAGATGCAGTTTTAGATGATAGTGTAACAAATAGTTCTACAGGATGGACAGGGCAAAAAATATTGGATGAAATAATACAGCACAGAGTAACCAAATTTGAAGAATTAAGTGATGTGAATGTAGCAAATAAAAAAGGCAAGCAGATTGTAGCTTATTCTGAGGATCAACAAAAATTTACCACTATAGATATTGGAAGCATAGGAGATGTTGCGGGGTTAAGTCTAAGGCAAATAAGTAAGATGGGTATTACAGGAAGTACGTCAACTCCATATGAAGTGGATATTCCTATAAATACAGTGGATTTCAAAGTACCCAGGGTGAATGTATTAAAGTGGCAACCCAGCGCTGAACAGGATGTAATAAAAACTCTTAATTCATTTAGTAATTCGAATCAAGTGATTTTGAGTCTGATGATATGATTGCTTTTGATGATACCGCGCATCTGAAAACAGAACATAATTACCCAATGCAATATATCGGAGATATAGGGACTGATAATGGAGAATATGGCTGTGAAATAGATAAAAGTATTTTTAAAAGTATAGAAGATATGCAGGAAAATGTGGATGGAGTAGACGAATATTTAAATTTAACTGCAATACCGAAAGATAGACTTTTGATTGCCAGTGGAGACAAAGACCTCAGTTATGTAGATAATATAGATTATTTTAAGATTGCTGCAATTGGAATTAATATAAAAATAGTGGCAAGCGTGGATAGTGGAGTAACGTGGAAAACTTTTAATGCGGATCATTGGGAAGATATAAAATTGGCTGTAGATGATGTTAAAACTAAAGGTATTGATATAGCCACATTTAATGCAATTAATTCTACCTATTGGAATTTGTTTAATACAAATAAAAAGATACGATTTGCCTATTTGCTATGTATGGATGATGTTTCAAATATAGAAAGTATAGATAATCTTGGCCTGCAATATGACGGAAAAGGTAAGTGGCTTGAAGCTAAAGACAGTGATTATGATGTAGAATATGCTTCAAATACTGTATTAAAAGTGCTATTGAAGTTTTCTGGTGATGTAAAAATTAATTATTAAAGGAGTGAAAAAATGTCTGGATCATTAATTCCTAATGTCTCAGGTAAAGAAATTATTCCCACTATAATAAGTTCAAATGCTGATTACGGAGGTGCAGCCGCATTATGGGACGGTAAAGCTGGCAATACAAGCGTTTCTACTTACTGGCATAGCTCAAGTCATTATATAGAAATAGATATACCTAATATATGCAATATTTATAGATTAGGATATAACGGGAATAAGGCTCCATTAACAATATTGAAATACAATGGGACTTCGTATGATGATGTAACCTCTTTATATCCCCAAACATTGGAAGTCACGAGTGCTTTGTGGGAAAAGACAATAAGTAAATTACCGGCAGGACGATATAAATTTCAAGGTGGAAATGGATTGCGTGTTGACAATGAGTGGTATCTTGAAAAAATAAATTACTATTTAATAATGCAACAAGGCAAATATTATAGTGTAAAAGATAATCAGATAACTGAATTAGGGATACCAACAGATAATACACAGAAACAGCAGTGGTTTAATGATTATGGTGTAAATGACTTAAAAGAAGCATTGCTTACTTCTGATACAAATGGGAATAAATTGATTGACAGTTTGGATGATAAATTTGAAGTTAGAATGATGGTGCCAAAAAGCTAGAAATAGCTTTTTTATTTTGCCCAAAATACTTATAACGAAAACTGTTATAACAAATACTATAAAACGTAAAAAATTACTGCATGTTTATGTAAAAATGCTTACAACACTGGAAGAGGTGAACTTAGTAGTATGGGATACAGTTCTTCAAATAATTATTACTTAAAAAATAAAATAATCCATTTTCTAGTCTTTGGAAGCCTTTATTTGAACGTAGAGATATTTTCAAGAGCTTTTGGCGGTTCATTAATAGGTTTTAATGGTATATCCAAGTGGAGCTTGTGTGGTTGGACTTCTTTATGGATGTTTCCCATAGGTGGGTTATGTAGTGTGATTATAGGTTCTTTAAATGATAGACCAGGATATTATAACCTCAAGATTTGGCAGCAGGTGGTTATGGGAGGTTCTATCATTACTGCAATAGAATTGCTTTCAGGAATATTTTTCAACCTATACTTACATTTGAATTTATGGGATTATTCCCAACTGAAATGTAATTTTATTGGACAGGTATGTTTGAAAAATCTTATCTACTGGTACTTATTGACTGTGATAATTATATGGTTTGATGATGTCCTATCCTATTATTTCTATCAGGATGAAAGGCCATTAAGTTTATGGAGTTATTTTGTAAGGTTAGTTAAGTTGCAATAGTGTTGTTTTGCGAACTAAAATCTTAAGAGTTTTGGAGAAATCCAGAACTCTTTTTTATGTGTAAATTTAAGGAGGCATGACATGAGTGAATGCTATGATGCAAAGCTGTGTGAGGAAAGGCACAGGCAGATTAATGAGACTTTTGATCTGCACGAGAGAAGGTTGAATGACCATTCCGACAGGTTGAAAAAGATAGAAAATCAAAATGTGGGAACTGCGAAGGATGTGCAAAACTTCAAAGAAACCCTGGAGGACATAAAGCAATTGATAGAAAAAATGACAATACAATTGGATAATTTAAAGGAGAAGCCGGCTAAAAGGTGGGAAGGTCTTATTGATAAGATTATTACCATATTGGCTGGCGTTATTATTGGTAAGTTTTTAAATTGAAAATATATTAAAAATAAATAAGGAGGTTAACTTTTGTTAAAAGGTATAGATATAAACTCAAATAACTGGGTGTCAGACTGGCAAAAAGTAAAAGATTCAAGCATCCAGGTTGTTATAAATAAGGCTACAGAAGGGACTTACTATACAGATAAATATTTGTCTTACAGGCGGGATATATGTAAACAGCTTGGTATTTTATTTGGAGTTTATCATTTCGCAGGACACCAAGATATCAGCTCTGAAGTAAATGCTTTTATTGGATATATATCAGGAATGGTATTTGATACAATCCACTGGCTGGATATAGAGCAACCACCGGAAGGTTACAGCTGGAAATGGGATAAACAGACGGCTATAAATTTTGTCAATCAGTTTGTTTCATTGTTCGTGTCCAGAACCGGCAAGAAGATTGGAGTTTATACAAATAAGTGGTTCTATGAGAACTATCTAAAGGGTAATATAAATTCTGATATCAAGCTGTGGATAGCTGAATATGGGTCAAGCAGTAATCCCTATGCGAATACTTCCTGGCAGTATTCAGCAACAGGTTCTGTCCCGGGTATAGATGGCAATGTAGATTTAGATTGGTTTACTGAGGATATTTTGGCGGGGGCAGAAGGATCTACACCACCCAGTCCCAGTGTAGATAAATTAAAGGAGCAGATTGAAGCTCTCCAATACAACTTGAATATAGATTATAATGCAGGATTAGATGTGGATGGCGTGGCAGGCCCTGCAACCATAGCAGCGTTGAAAGGGATACAGGATATCATCGTAAAGGGCCATAAAAGTCATGTGGTGCTATGGATTCAGCAAAAGCTTGTTATGTATGGATATCTGAAAGTGGGAACTTACACAGAAATGGTTTATGACGAGCCAACATTCCAAGCTGTAACCAATCTTCAAAAGGCATGGGGCAGGCCCACTGATGGAGTGCTAAGGCCTGAAACATGGGATATATTCTTAACAAACTAAAAATGGAGGTAATATAAATGATTAACACAAATGATATTTTAGCAATCGGTGGTGTTCTAGTGGGTGTGATTGGTTCTATTTTTGGATTGGTGCCATTCCTAAAGAAAAAGAACATTGATGCAGAAAAAGTATTGGATACTACGCAAAATGTGTTAGAAGCAGCAGAGCCACTTATACAGGTTGCTAAGACAATTCCAGAATTAAGAACTGGCGCAAACCTAGTGGATTTAATCCAAAACAAGGCTATTTCTGCGGCAAAGATAGCTGAACAGTTGGGACATGCTGGGAAATTAAAGGATAATGAAGAAAAATTCAATTATGCAAGGAATACGGTCTATAGTATATTAAAGGAAATAGATGTAGATCCAACGGACAACCAAAAGAAGCTCATAGATGATTTCATCCAGGAGGGAGTTAACGATTTGGGACATGCTGCTCCTGCAGAGGCAGAAAAAAATACACAGCTACAGAAGATACAAGCAGAAAATTCACAGCTGAAACAGAAACTTACTACTATACAGAACACGGTGGGGACTACACAGAATACGAATACCCAAGCAACTCAACCTGTGCCAAACGCTACAGTTCATCCAGCACAGCCAGCTCAATAATTTTAGCCCTAGAGTGGAAAATTGCTCTAGGGTTTATTTTAGTTGATAAAAATAGAAAGATGTAAATTAAAAATTTTTAGTTTTGTTCTCTTTATCATCTAATTTATTTAAAATAACATCTATCTTCTTGTCCATTTCTTTATTTCTGATGAAAAAGTTTTTGAAACTTTTTATCACTCTATATATGCCAAATATAATTGCTATTAATAAAGCAAAATTAACAATAGTAATAATAATGCTAATATAGTTTGCCTCCAAGACACTACTCCTTTCTTAAAATAATAATTATATTATAATAACTTACGAGTACAAATTATTGTAATTTTGTTTCTATGTAAAATTAATAATCATATGTTTAAAATATAGTATAATGTGATATAATATATTTAAAAGAAGCCGTTACGGTTTTTGTATGATATTTTTAGTTAATTAAAATGCACTTAGTCGAATGGGTGCATTTTAATTTTTTGAATGATTATCTTCATCATCAACAATGATAGAAATTTCATTATTATCCCTAAAGTTATTTTTATGTTTAAGTACAGCTTTTTCCTTTAAATATGCCAGCATAGCAAAAATTACTGTAGTTCCTAAAGCTATGCCCATTGTTGTTACGCATACTATGGAAACGATAATAACATAAGCATTCATATATGTCACCCCCTCTGCTGTCAGATTAACCGCAACGACTCCTTTGTAAGAGATAAAGTCCGGAGGGTGACTAACTAAAAACATCCTTATTCTCCTGATAATTATTATAGCATAAATTTTAACCATGAATCTATATTTATAAAGTTTATCCATAGTCTACCTTGATATAGAACATATGTTCGTATA